GAGACCGTCGATGCTCTTGGTAATTTCCTTGCGGAACTTGCTTATGTCAAATGGTTTTCCCATGCTGCTTCCTTAATAATGTGTTTAAGTATAAATGATTTGTGTCTGCGTTGCAACCGACACTATCCCAATTTAAATTACTTGGGTGCTGATTTTCATCAACACACCACTTAGCAATTGCCAATGCCTGTTCCCATGGCTCTAGATTGTGTGCCGATGAAGAAGTTATTGCTATTTTGATTTGATCTAGCCAATCAAAGTATTCCTGATTAACCAGACGCATCCTGTTGTAAAACTGCTGACTACGATTGTGATCCCAGGACCAATTCATTACAGACGTGCAAACATCTATTAAACTTGTTAAATTTCCCTGAATATAATTGCCTAGGGGAATTACCTTAGAATGAGGTGTAGTTTTAGCAAGCGTGGAAAACATATCGTAATATGTAGTCGCTAACCATTCAACCAACTGCTGCTCAGTCCGAGGAACAGATATAACTGGCATACAAAATGCTTGATTGATCTCTTGTTGTATTTCGGCAGGAAGATCTACAATATCACTGATGTTGTTACACTCAGGCCAGGTTGGATCTTTGAAAGCAATGTAAAACTGATGCCATAGCTGTTGTTGTTCTTTTTCAACGTCTACATAGAATGAAAAAAACGTAGGTATGTTGTCTAACGTCGGTGTAGTTTTATACCATTTTGAATACGACAATTTGATTCGTAGTATTTCCCACCAATCTTGACAAACTACTTGTGCTACGCAGGTTAAAGAACTGTCAGGAAATTCAATCAAATGATGTGCGATCAAGTTGGTTTTGTTAATTTTTTGAATAGCATGTGCATCACCTTTGCTGCTAAAAAAATTTTCTAAATCTAACTCAATTTGTCCACATGAAAAAAGAGCATGAGCTAATATTGTATTGCCCATGCTCCCTTGCCTGTAATCAATACAGTATGTTTTCAATTACTTGGCTTGACGAGCACGAATCATCGCAAGGATGTCTTCGGCCTTTTGGTTGCCAACTGCTGGCTTGGTGACCAAGGATGCTGCTGCTGCTTCTGCGTCATCTTCCCAGGCAGGGCTAGATGCTGCGGGCTTTGCTGCTGCAGGTGCAGTACGAGCAGCAGGTGCTGCTTCTGCATCATCGGCTGAGCCAGCTGCGCCTGCGGGTGCATTAACACCTGCTGGACGGAAATACTGACCCCAGCGTTCAGTATCATAAGGCTGTCCATCCACACTAGCTTCGAACATTTCCTTCATGACACGCAGTTCAACTTCGCCAGGCCGCTTGGGCAAGAATGTGCTCAAGTCAAACAAGCCATGTGCATCAATTGCTGCTTGCTCAGTTTCGGTCAGCGCCGATTCCTTACGAGCCCACTTGCTGGTGTTATAATCTGCATAGCCACCCTTTTGAGTTTTTGCAATGCGGAAGTCCAGACCACGCAGGTAGTCAGTTGGCAATTCTTCCAGTTCTGGATCCATCAGTGCGCCCTTGATCAGGGTAAACAACTGTGGGCCAATAATGAACTTACGGATTGGATTGTCCGGAGTCTTGTCATCACCAATGGGGTTTTCACGCACAAAACCCTGCATGATGTAGCTGCGTTTTTTCCAGTACTTGCGACCCATGTCTTCCAGGCTCTTGTCCTTGAACCAAGTGCGTACTTCTGCAAGGATTGGACAAGCGTCCCCCCACATTTCCACGCAAGGAACTTGTACCATTACTTGTTTAGAATCCATTTCTCCTTTGACGCCGTTGAATGGTAGTCGAATCATGGCACGTTCGGCCCAGAAAAATGTGTTTTTGTTGTTGCCGTCGGGCAAGAAGCGTAGTGAGGCAGCTTGGCCTTCTTCCATGTTCCAGTGCGGGTAAATTGCTTTGTCACCCCCGCCTGTGTTGCTAGAACCCTTGTTCTCAGATGCCTGTAGTCGTGCTCGAATGTCTGCTAGTGTTGCCATATTGTGTTGCCTTTCATGTGCGTTAATATGATTAAAAAAATTTAAGACTTGCTTAAATGTTGCCTACAAGGTTATTTTAACACAGCCTGTCTGTGTTTCCTACCATTACGGTAGAGAATTTTGCCTATCTAGTTGTTTACGGAAATGTGTGCCACTACACACACTTCTTTGTTTTATTTATGTTACTTGAGCAAAGCCAGTGATTTTATTCTTGCCAAAGCTGATTCGTAAAAACTGTCTGTGACTGCACCGCGATGGTCCATTGGGTCCTGGCCAGCTTCTCCCATTACAGGAGCAATGCCGCCTGCTACTGTGCCCATTTCCATCATTCCGCCACATTCGGCTAAGCCGTGTTCGGGGCAGAAATTGCCTTCTGTGGTCATGTTGCAATCAGCAGCTTCGCCAACCACAGGCATACCAAACACTTCATCTAGTGGTGTTTCGACGAACGTGGCCATATTGTCTGCTTCGTCGATACCCAGGTAGCCATTCAACTTGTCGCTTACCCAGGTAATTGGATCGCCGGTACGTGCTTTGGCAATACCATATGGCATGTCGCCGCGGTCCGAGTAGTAATCAAACAAGGCTTCATACAGGTCAGAATCCAATTCTTCCCCTGCTTTGAATTGACTAACTTCGTGTTTGAAACGATTCAGGATGTGATCAATTGTTTCGCCAGACTCGTCCAGTATGGATTCAACCACAGGTAATCCTGCATCTTTGCGTATCTTGTTGAGCTGTTCTGCCACAGGAGGTGCTACTGGTGCAGGTTCTGCTGCGGCAACCGGTGCTGCTGCGTCAAGTGCGGGCTCTTGTGCCACGGGCTCAGTTGGTTCTGGAAGATCGATGCCCAGTTCTCTCAATCGTTCCATTACTTCGGTATCATTCCATACATTGGCACGCGGATCACGCTCGGCCAATTCACTCAACCGATCAAACAGTACGTCATCGCCTACAATGTCATACAGCACTTCTGTGGCATTAGTAGCATCTGGCCCTACAATCAGTTCGGTAGTCATGAGCTCTTTGAGCTTGTTCAATTGTTCTGGAGTCTCAGGCAAGTTCCAAGTACCTTCGGACATGTTGTTGATCCAGTTTTCAAAAATCTGTGCTTCTTTCATTGCATTTCCTTGTTGTTGTATTCTGGCCAGTAGTGGCAGTGCTGCCTCAATTCGTGTGTCCAGGGTCTGTTCAATAAACAGTGTTTTGATATCTTCTACTAGCTCTTGTTGTTCGTCAATGGTAGCAGGATGCCAAGTTTCAAAATACGCAGTGTAGCCACGAGGACTAGACAAGCGTTTCATATTTTCACGCAGACTCTTGTAATAGGTCTGTGCTTCTGTAACCAATTCTTTTGTGACGCCTTCTAGCATACGGCTGGCACTGGCACGATTGAATCTATTCAGTGTACCAATTTCGTTTACTATTTCAGCAATGTGTACACCGCGAACATCATACGGATTGCCGCCTTGCCGCACATGCTCTAGCATGGCACGGCCGCCAGCTAAGTTCTTGAAACTTAGTTTAAAGCGTTCATTGTCTGCTGTTTCAATAAACAAACTTTCAACATAACGGAAACGAGCATCTGCTTCGCCCAGAGTGCGATTGTGTTTGATCATCAATCTGGCTTCAGTGGGGTTACCGGTATAGCTGATCTTGCGTGTGCCGTAGTAGCCTTCGAACAAGCCTTCTTGAATAGCAGCAAGTCCTTGCATGGTGTGCTTGAGTTGATTTAGGTCTTTGGCACTGTAGGTCCAGCGATGCATTCTGGCAAACTTGCTGAGATGTTGTTGAAAGTCAAAGAACTCGTCCTTGTCGTCACCTTCCATGGCTCTACCCAGATTGTCACCGTAAAACACTTTCATGTCGTTTTCAGAGTCTAGGATAATGACCATGGTACCGTAGTTTTTGCCGCTGCCGCTTACATAGTCAAACGTAAATGTTTTAGCGTCTTCTGCTTCTGACGGCTGACCTGATCGATCCAGCATTTCTGGGGAGAAATTGCGTGTAACCAATAGGTTGTCTAGCTGTGTTGAAATATTCTGTTCTTGTGCCATGGTAGTGTATTTAGCGTTTCTTGTATGAACCTCGTTTAACCCCACTCATCACGTTTGACAAAGTATCGCCTAATGCTGCCAGTCGGGCGTCTGTTTCTTTTGTTAAACCTTTGTTCCACGCTACCTTTTCTTTCTTAGGTGAGGAGCCTAACAACGATTTACATTTATCATTGTGGAACCTATTTATTATATGCCCAGCAAACACTTGCCCGCAGTGAGCACATTGTTTTGTGGGTTTAGGCACACCTTTATAGTTCCTATGCAGCAGGGTTTGTCGTATTTTTTCTCTTTGCTCGGGACCTAGTGTTTTACCACGGGCTGCTAAATTAGGTTTACCTGTATTAGCAACTGATAGCGCTTTTGAATTCAACTGCTTGATGGTTTCGTACATCCGGGCAGTAACTTTGTATCTAGATTGGTAATCCCTGTGCTGGTTTACTATTTTCCATAAAGCATGGCACATACTACGCTTTGCTGATTTTTCAGTCATCTTTGGTAGCAATAAGTGACATATATAATGTTCCTTTGCTGTGAGCTTTACTAGATTACACCGGTCGTTGCTGCCACCTAAACTTTTAGGCACAATGTGGTGTTTTTCAGAATAGGTGCCCGCCGGCAACTGTCTTGATTGTGCGTTTTTAATAATTTTATTATACCAGATGGTATACTTATTTTGTAAATACATTTGCTGATGCCCTCCACGGCGTTAGAGTAGTTGGATATTATCAGTATCGCGAACTACACCTTTATTTATCACCTCATTATACTGATAAAGGGCATGGGTTCTATCATGTTGTCCGAGTGATCTCTAATATGACTGTCCAGATCTGAATGATATGTTTGCAGCAGCATTAGCATACGAGTTACAAGCAAGCTGGCCATAACAAGATCGTCTGTTTCTCCGGGTTTGGCAGCATAGCTAGACCCGTTTGCCACAAAGTTCTTGAGCTCACTCAACAAGGGTTTGCTGTAAATTTTCATACGCCCAGATTCTATCAGAATTTTTAACTTGCTGCAAGCAGAAATCTTGCTTTTGTTTGTGGTAGTAAAGCCCTTGCGGATCCTGCGCCCGCTGCTGCCTTGCACACTGTTGTCGCTTAGGAAGTAGCCCGGGATGTTTTCTTCACCGTATTCGTTGATGCTGATCAGTGCTGCTTCTCCTAGTGTATTATTTTCTACAGAATAGTACACACTTTTACTGTCCTTGGTTACTGAGTGAATCTCTTTTACAATGTCTGCAAGGATTTTGACCTGCGTGGGCACATCAGTTTTGTTATGGCGCCACTCAGCCACTTGCTCTGTTGTGTCTGCTTCAAACACCTGTATAGCACTGGGGTCACCACCTGTGCCCAAGCTAGGATCTAGAGCAACAATGTACATCTTGTCCTTGCGTATGGGCTTGTACCATCGAACTTGGCCCAGTTTGTGAGTGGGTTCTATGCCTTCTAGTTCTAGTAGCTTGAGTGGAGAGATCAGTGTTTCGTCATTGATAACGAAGTCACAATCCATCTCTCGACGGAATCGTTCATCTCCCAGCTGAGAGCGCTGTTCTTCTGCCCAGGCATCATCACGATCCGGATGCTCACGCCAAAATGCACGAAACGCTTTGAAGCCATTGATGCCAAGACCGTTGGCTCGTTGATTACCAAATTCATCTTCAGTTTTGAGAGCGCCTTTCCAGATGTAGGCAAACTGATCTTCGTCACTGTTGGGAGTACTTGTGATAATAGCTTTACCACCAGTACTAAGTGTTGGCGTGATGGAAGTCCAAAACTCCTTGGCAATTGTGGGCCGCACC